TGCTGTATTAGGAGTAATTTTTGTAATAGGCGGAGCTTGGATGTCCATAAATATTTCTACAGCAGAAATGAAAAAAGATATTCTATTAAACAGAGAGGAACTAAAAAAAATAAATTCTTATATAGAACAAATCGCGCAAAACAAAGCAAACCATGAGACTTTTAAAATAAGTTTTGAATATATGCTAAAAGAAATAAAAGGTCAGATTTCTGATTTAAGGAGAGAAAGGCTGAGAGGCTTGTGAAGACGACAACTTTTTTTATGTCAAAATTAATTGTTAGCTTGTTTTTGTGCTGCATTATTTTTGTATCTTTATTAGGAATTACTTATTACTCAAACAAAGAGATTATGGAAACAAGTGTAAATATTACGCACAAAGATATGTTTGAAGAAAAGAAACAACATATAAAAGATTTAACCAAAGTAATGTCCAGAACATTAGGAGCGGCATTACAAGGCATTAAAGATAGAGAAATGCTTATAGAAAGAATAAGATGCTATTTAAAAAATGTTCGTTATGGGAAAAAAGGTTATCAATATTTTTTTGTCTATGATTGTACTGTGAATATTTATCATGTGCGTACACAACTGCAAGGCAGTGACTTATCAGACATGCAGGACATAAACGGTAAATATATTTTAAGAGAGGCTTGCAGGATTGTAGAAAACGGTGGTGGTTTTTTGGAGTATATTTGGGCGAAACCAAACGTTGGCGATATACTTAAAGTCGGGTATTTTGAAGCGATACCAGGAACGCCATTTTGGGTTGGAACTGGTGTGTTTTTTGATGAAATAGAAAAGAAAAAAGACCGTTTAAAAAAAGAAATAGACCGAATAAATGAGAAAAATTTTTCATTCACTATCGGTTTGTTTGGGCTTTTGTTTATAGTAATTTTAATAATGTTTTGTTTGTGGATAATAGAAATAAAGCAGTTTAAAAGTAGATACCGAAAGATAAAGAAAACGTTATGAAATCAGATTTTGAAATTGAAGCATTGTTAAATAGAGTCCGCAAAGCAACGGAAAAAAGTGCGGAAGAAGGTGCAGAACTTATTTATAATTCAGCTAAAAACACCAGTTTATTTAAAGATAAATCAGTCAATTTAAGGCGATCTATAAAAAAGAGTAAGTCTAAATATAAAAACGGCGGTTATGTTGTTTACGCAGATGCTCCACATGCGCATTTGATTGAATATGGAGCAAGGGGCGGTCAGGACGGCAGCGATACAGATGCACCCCCCTTAAGTGCTTTTACTGAAGATGGTGCATATAGAGGACAGCAAAAACCAAGACCTTTTATGCGTAAAGCAAAAAAAGATAATGAAATAAAAATACAGGCAATGTTTGAAAACGATTTAAAAAAGGTTTTTAAATGAAAGAATTGTTACAGGAAATTTACACAAAATTTAACAGCCCAAATATGAACTTATATCTAAATGAAGCTCCAGCAAATATAGATATGCCTTACTGTGTGTTTTTTCTTATAACGCACAATGTGAACGAACTAACATTTGAGGATAATATTAATAATTATACTATCCAGTTTTCTATATTTGCAGATAGTGCGACAAAAGCATTAGATTTAAGTGAGGAAATATTTGACCTTTATGAAAGTTGTATACTGCCTGTTACAGCTACAAAATTTGTAAGTATGAATCTGGAGTCAAGCAATCTTTTTAAAGATAATAATACGTGGCATCGTGTCATGGATTTTTATATAGAAACAACAACACACAAAAACTAAGGAGAACACAATGGCGACAACTGTAACACCACAATCTTTAACTACTGCCCCAAGCGGTTTGGAGTTGACAGCGGTAACAGCTTCTGCTCCAGGCACAAAAGATCAGGCAGCAAACCCAAACGGCGATCTTTATGTTATTGTCCATAATGGCTCAGGTGCGGACATTGACATGACTTTTGAAACTCACAAAACTGTAGGAGGGGCAGCTCTTACTGTACCTGATCAGACAAAGACTGTAACTGCTGCAACTTCTCAAATCTTCGGACCCTTTTCAAAGGATATTTTCAATGATGGTGATGGTAATGTTGTTTTTTTCCCATCCCTTGAAACTTCAATAACTTACAATGTTTTTACTTCATAAGGAGGGAATAAATGGCTTTACTTAAAGGTAACGGAAAAATAGTTATTAATGCTTCAACAACTGCTGCTGTTGTGGCGGACATGGCGGACTGGTCGCTTGATTTAACAAGAGCGGTACAAGATGCTGGAACGTTTGATGATGGCGAATGGTCGAAATCATTTTTCAACAAGATTTCATGGTCTGGCAGTTTTAACGGCTACATAGCTTCTTTGGACACAACCGGACAAGATGTTTTACAGGCTGCATTTTTAGCAGGCACAACAGTTTCAGACATTCGTTTTTATGTGGATTACTCGACCACATCGAGTGATACTGTTGAATATTGGGTCCCTGATTTTGTAACCGATTCTGAGTCGGGAATTTTAATTAGTTCTTGGAATATTAAAAAAGACCAAGCTAACAAGGTTACGAATTTGACGTGCAGCTTTACAGGAACTGGTATTATTAAACAGGTTAGAGCAACATTGCCTTAATTTTAATTATTTTTTAGTGCCTGTTTTGTGCAGGCACTTTTAAAAGGATAAAAAATGGATTTTGATTTTGATAATTTGAACAATTCGACAAAGTTTTTTTTTAACGGTGAGGATGATGAAGATGGTTTTGTTTGTTTAAGGGCTGTGCCACCAGACGAGATGAAAAGGATTAACAAAAAAACAGACAAGAAAAAAACAGAGTTTAAGCGTGGCGGGCGTTATGAATATACTGACCGTAATGAAAAGCTATGGAATCAGTTGTTCTGGGATTATGTTATCACAGACTGGGATATAACGAATAAAGGCGTGCCAGTAGAATGCAATGCTGAAAACAAAGCGTTTTTAATGGGGAACTCGGTAAAATTCATGAATTTTGTAACTGAAAAGTTTGAAGAATTAACCGAACTTGACAAAATCGCAGAGGAAGAGATCGAAAAAAACTAACTGACTACGCTAAACGAGCACTTGATCCAAACCGTTTAGATTGTGAAATTTGTTATAAGATACATAAAGAAAGAGGTAATGATCCACCTTGTGAGGATTGTATGCCTCCGCTTATGCCTGAAAACCATATTATTATGAAGATTTTTAACATAGTAAAACATCAGTTTATTATGTCTTTTTCAGGCATTGTAAGTTTAAATATTTTATCAGTTATTGAGACTGTAAAACTGATTGATATTCCTGTTAAAAACAGACTCAGGATTGTTGAGTTGGTTATGAAAGTTGGACAAATATATATCCAACTGATTAATGAGAAAAGTGAGGGTAACAAAGATGGCTAACAAAGCTGGAAGTGTTTATATAGAAGTTCGCGGAGAGATTAAAGAGTTAAAGGAAGCTCTTAAAAAAGCGGAATCTGCTGCAAAAAAAGCAGCAGAAAAAGTTGAAAAAAGCATAGATAAAAAAATATCTTCCAGTTTTGATAAAGCCTCTGGTGCTGCTTCCAGATTTGCAAAAAGTGTGGTTGGCATTGGTGCTGCAATGGGTGCAGGGTATGCTTTAACAAGGATGTCACAAGATATTATTCAAGTTGGAATGAATTTTGAAAAAATCATGAAAACTGTTCAGGCTGTTTCAGGTGCTACAAGTGAAGAATTTAACCGACTTGAGAATATTGCAAGAGAAATGGGGGCAACCACAGAATGGTCAGCAAGCCAATCTGCGGAGGCTTTAAAATATATGGCTATGGCTGGAATGGAAGTAGAGCAGGCTGTTGAAGCCTTGCCAGGTATGTTAAATCTTGCGACTGCTGCTCAGATGGATTTGGGGGAATCCACAGATATTGTTACGGACACGATGACAGCATTTGGCATGGAGGTGTCTGACTTAACAAGATTATCTGATGTTTTTATTACTACTGCGACCAGTTCCAATACAACCGTACAAATGTTAGGTGAATCTTTTAGGTATGTAGCCCCTGTTGCTGCTCAATTTGGTTATAATGTTGAGCAAACTTCTGCAATGCTTGCTACAATGGCGAACGCAGGAATAAAAGCA